AACTTCTGTGGATTTTGCTTGTTGATCACCTGGTGTGTCACCCGTATAATTTTCGTCAAGAACATCAGTGTCACCACCCTCTATACCAACACCATTAGATTGGTGTTGATTATGTGATCCACCAACCTCTATGTTAAAATCTCCATTGACTTTTAAGGTGTAATCACCTTCAATAGTCACACATCGATTACCTTTGACGTTTAAACACTCATCACCACCAATAATTTTGGTTTCATTTCCAGGTATATTATAATGTGTATTACCGAAACTATCAGATATTCTAGTTTGTCCACCTGTATCTGAGACGATAGTTTTTTGTTTACCTTCATTATTATCTTGGATAATAGATGATCCGTTCATAAATGATTGGATCTCCATATCATAAGACTTCAGACCCTGATACATTTCGGTGATAATATCACCTTGAGTTTTTGGTTTACCAGTTACAACATCTACACTAACCTCTCGTTGCATAAACTCTGGAGGTGACTCACAGGTACTAGATCCCCACAGTGGCAACCAGAAGTTCTGCTTTGATTTTCGTATTTTTCTGCCACAATTCTTTTTCTTGAGAAGTGACATAATAAGACCAAGAATTAACTTCACGATATTTTGGAAGTTTAACTTACTAAAGTCCATTTGGAAGATACTGGTAATCTTTCCTACTAATGCTCTAAACTTACCGATAGCGTCTCTTGCTGTAGCGATTGCAGAAACAATAACATTAATAGTTTTTCCTATCTTTTGTAGACCTTCTTTGATTTTTCCCATTATGGCACCTACTGCACCACTGATAGCAGTTGAAATACCATCAAATACTTTCTTCACAATCATATTTGCCAATGATTTAGCAAACGCAGTAGTATTAGTAAATGCAGATCGAATAATACCTAGAATGTGAGACGCTTCAAACATACAGAATACATTAAATAACATACCTGCAACATCCATTAGAGTGGTAATAATACCTGTAGGAATTACGTTACTGAGTAGTGATTTTAGTTTACCTATCACAGACTCAATAATTTTTGCCATTACCTCTTTCATCCAAGACATAATGCCTGAGATACCATTAGCAATCGCTAAATTAATACCACTAATTGCTTTACTTAATATCTTATTATCTACTTTCTTTCCTGTAACAATAGAAATCATATTGCCTAAAGGATCTACTGCTAATGTTGCTGCAAGATTACCTGCTTCTTTCAACATTCTTTCTAAGTCTGTCTCAAAACCTGATCCCGCAGGACCTGCTGCTCCATCTGCAATACCAAATATTGAAGTTGGAATAACCATAGGGTTTGAAGCATAATGACCTTCAAGACCTCTACTTAAAATACCAAGTAAACCTCTATCTGTTGACTCTCCACCCTCTGAGTTAGAAGGTTGTTCTCCTGTTTTGTTAAACTGGTTTCCACCTGCTACTTCTCCACCTGATAAATCTTGTGCTTGTACAGGTAAATCTTTTGCAAGTTCTCCATCTGCTATTACAGTTTTGGAAACTTCTGAATCTTGACCACTTTCATTCGTCTTAAATCCTCTAAAAGAACCTATAACAACTGGTAGTTGTGCTTCCTCTCCATCTAAGAAAAATCCTAGAACCTGTGCACCAACTTCCAATGCTGTAGCAGTTCCTGTATTTTTTATACCTGCTTGGTCTGTAGGCAATAAAACTGTTGCCCACGGTAATGACTTAGTAGGAACTGTTGTCAAGTATGCTTCTTTCGCTTGACTACCTGTGTACCATCCTAAGATACGAACACGAACTCTACCAATCTCTTGTGGATCTTCTTTATCCTCGACTTCTCCGACCCACCAAGTGAATCCGTCGCGACCCATCACATCAGTTTTACCTTGTAAAGCAGTTGCTGCCATTGTTAAGTTATCCTCCGTTTTTATTTATGCGTAGGAAATCCATCCTGTAGCGATCATTTTTTCTTCGGGTGATGTAAGACCGTGATGAACGTGAGTCCAATCTGCTGGCCAAAACACTGTTAAACCTTTCTCAGGTTTTATTTTTTTATCTTGATGTACCCAGTATGTTTCACCACCTTCATTAACTGTATTTAAGTAAGTCATCCAAGCAAGATGCCTATAGGATGCAGTCTTACCAGACCCAATTCTTTCACAATGAGGGCGGTGATAACCACCTGTATTTGCAGGATACCATTGTATATTGAATGGTTCATTCAATTCAACGGGTGCCATACAAGCGTACGGGAATCTTTCAAGGTATTTATCAAGAACTGTTTGAAGTTCTCCTAAGAAAATACGAACTGCCTTCTCATTGAGGAAGGGAGGTATTGCCATATCAACAGACTTCTTGATGGTAGGGTCTACACCATCAGAGAACTCTCCATTAACCTTTTTAAGATAAGTACAATTATCCCAAAATTCCAGTAAATTGTCAATAGTGAGATCACTTATATGATCTCCATAGATAAAATCAGTCGTCATACACTAAGCATTCTGGTTCATCAGGATGTTGATCACAGAATAGTTCTAAAGCGTTAGGGTCGTGATGATCTCCTGCTTCGATCTCTTCTTTGTGATGCTCTGCATACTCTTCTAAATCGTGAAGTTCCACCTTTGCGTGCCTACGTGCAGCAGGATTTGCTAGTGGATCATCAATGATGTCTTTGTCTTTTTGGATGTGGTCTTCTATGCTTTTCATTGTTCGATACTGTCCTTTGCTAAGTTTAATTTTGTTGTGATCTCAGGTGCGGACCATTTATGTTTCACACCTATCACAATATAGTTCCCAGAATAGGTTTCGTCAAGTTCCAAACGTTCAGACTGATCTTCAGTTTGGGACTTAGGTATCCTGATGTTAACTATGTCACCTGCATCTATGGAAATATTTCCAGGGACTGTTATATCTAGTCGAATAGCATTTAACAGTTGCCAACGTGATGCAGAATATGCTGAACTTGTAACAGTGTCAAAGTTCATATTTGACGATGAACCTTCTGGGTTATCTGAGTTTTGAGCATTCTTCATACCTGGAAGTGCTCTTAGTTTTATACGAGTAGGTTTCTCTTCTGAGAAATACTCTTCATTTGCTCTATTAAAGGGGAAATCACTATTAAGAGTTTCTGCTAGATCGAATACTTGTCTAGCACCAAGGTTAACTGGAGGATTTATAGATCCCGCAGGTGATGTGTCCTCTGCCCCTGTCTCTGCTGTGCCACCATTAGTAGGTAAATTACCTTCAGTTAATGCGGGCAATAGTATTCCAATAACAACATTACTATATAATCCTTTACGCATCCTTTCTAGATGATTGGCACGATCTGGATAGTTCACTGTTTCTATATTATAAAAGTTATTCCCACTATCTGTGAGATTAGATTGCACATAAGTAAATATTTTTGGTTTATCATAAGTTGGATTCTTTTTAGAACACAAGTAATCCATTGTTGCAAAATTCATACCTTTACGTGTTTGCCAATACATATATCCAGGTCTTTTAGACTCAGAACCAACAATCTTATCTGCAAGATAAGAAATCACGTCATAAGGTCTCCAAGATGTAGATATGAAATTATAATTACCTGCTGACTTTTCCCACATATTATGTGTAGTCTCTTTTAAATAATCCTTCTCAACATCTTCAACGGTAGTAGATCCTGGTTGATCTTCAAATGATTTAAAAACACGATTAGTTTCATTCAATGCTGTGCTTGGTGATGTAGTGTAAATTATGTAAGTTTGTGCACGTTCTGACTTTGTAACACTACCAATTTTATATACTTTTTGTATAGTTTCAAATTCCTCTTCACCTGACGAATCAGTTCTCATAGAAAGTTTTATATATTCATTACCCTGTAAGTTTTTTGACATATCTATGGTATCATAAATCGCTATCTCCATTCTTATCGTAGGAGAATCTAAAGACGATATAATATTAAATCCAGAACATAATCCACGTAGATCAAAAGCATTTTCACCACTAAAACTTAATTGAGACAAATCTTCCCTAGGAGAAAAATCTTTCTCTTGTATAACGAGACCAAACTCCTGTATTGTATATCCTTTTGGTTGAGTTGTTTCTGACATTAGAAGAAGTTACTCGGTGATGTGTTGTTTTCAGTCATAAATCCAAACCTACTCTGAATATATGTATTGACCTCATCCTCTTTACTTGGGAGAACAATTTCTTGACCTGCTCCACCCTCTTTTGTCTGTACAGGTCTTTCTATTACATCTAAAACTATAGTTTCTATGTTTGAGTTCATTGCAGCAGACTCTAACATTGCTTCTCCTTCGTTAACAGTATCTGTTAATGTTGATAACATTGATCCTGTGTCACCTTTACTACCAATAATTAATGCTGTTTCTAATAGTCTTCTCATAGCAAGACCAGAATCTTTACGAGTATCTGGTGTGTCTATAGGAACTATCATCTCTGTTCCGTGACCTACAAATCCACCTATTGATCTACTTACCACAGGATTGAATCCTACAGGATAACCTGATTGTGGTCCACGTATAAGTCCACCTTTACTCATACCACCTTTCAAACTCTCAAGCAAATTGATGGTTTCTTTCCAACTTTTAGTGTCTTTATTTACTGCATTCTCACTTGCAGGTATTTCATCAAAGAATCTTGATAGATTTGCAGCAAATTGATTTACATCTATTTTTTCACCCAAGAACTCTTGGAAACCCGCCATATTCTTCAATTCTTTAAAGATCAAATCTTGACCCATAGGATTGAATTTAAAAGTCTCAGGGTCTTTACCCATATTCTTGACTGCTGCCAAAGCAGAACTCAATCTTATACCATAACGACCTAACTCTGCACTTTCACCATATTCTTTAACTAAGTCTGCTAGAGTTCTGTCAATCATAGAAGTATCAATACCCTCACCAAATTCACCATCTACTTTATCGTATTTAAAACCTGGTTCAACAAAATCACCTAAGAAATTAGTACCTTTTAATGGATATGAGTTATGTCCTTCTCCATTAACATTAAAGTTTGTTCCTGATCCTGATGAGTTAGTTGTTGTGGTTGTTGTGTCGTCGTCTTCACCACCACTACCTGCTACCCAACTCAATACTTTTGTTAGACCAGTTAATAAACTAATCAAAGGTTGAAATGCAAATTTACCCAAGAAACCTGCAATTTCCATTATTTTGGGCATATGTGGTTCTATGAAATCAAGAACTTTATTTGCTACTTCTGCATATTGTTCAAAAAATTTCTTTATTGCATCACCCACTGGTTTTAGAGTTTTATTGATCCACGCACCTACTTTTGAGAAAAATTTCTTTATTGGTTCAATAATATTTTTTACAATAGGACCAATATACTTACCTATGTGTTTTCCTAAGAATCCACCAAGAAGATTACCAATAGCACCACCAATTCCAGGTAATAACTGATTTCCTAAAGCACCAAGTGCCATAGCACCAGTTGTTGCACCAACTCCTCCACCGATTGCTGCTGATTGTCTATCCTCTTCTGGAATATCCTCATCATTCATTATATCATTATATGCTAGGAATCCTTGTCCTAAACCTAACGCTGCTTGACCAAGAACATTACCACCAAATACTTTTGCTAAATTAAGAACACCTTTACCAACTAATTGAAGCATACCACTGAATGCTTTTAACATTGATGCAGGATTCTTTAAGAATGCCAATCCTGCTCCAACTAAACCTACCCCTGCTAATAACTTGACTGCACCTGCAAGTCTCGTCATAAAGGGTTTACCTTCACCAAATAATTGATTCCAAGATTTACCTATCCAACTAACTATCCCTGATACTACACTCCACAACCCTTTCACTATTATTCCCAGTCTATTCATTATCTTCGATAATTTTTTCTGGTTTTCGTCTTTACCTAACCAGTCTAAAGTGCTGTAAATTATCAAATTCTTAAATAATTTACCAAGATTTCCCAAAAATCCCGAACCACTTTTACCTAATAATGCACCAACAGCAAAACCTAGAGATCCTTTTAAAAATCCCTTTGCGTATTTCATAGCATTAGACTTATCTCTTGCAAGTTGGTTTTTTCGCAGTTGTTCTTGCAGTTGCTGTTGCTGTTGTAATCTAGTTGATAATATTGCAGTACCTATGCTATTTACAGTTGCTCCTAGGGAATTAATTGCACTAATGGTCGTGGAGAATTTAGAACCCGTTACTGTCTTATTGCCAATAGTAACCGTAGCACCTTTGTCCTCTGGAGGTGTAATAAATTTATAGAATCGTATTGACTTTTGTTGTGCCATTAGTAAACAGTTGCGTCAGTCTCTTCATACTGAACAT